ATAACACTATAGTATGTTGTGTCCTTTTTTAAATAAGTAGTTAAATCAAATTGAACATCATTGCCACCATCATATCCATCGTCATTTTGAGCGATTAAATTTAAAGTTGGATTAGTTGGTGTGAATGAACCTTCGTAAACATAGATATAAGTATCTGCATTAAACCAAGGATTTCTTTCAAATGCCTGTGCATAGTTTGTATAATCAAATGAATCATTCGATAAGATTGAACTATTAGCTGCTCTCCAATCACCAGCAGTGTCTACGTTAAATTCAAGGATGTTATAATAGAAGATATCGTTACTATCATTCCAGTTTGGTCTAGTGAATGATAATGATTGGTTTGCTTCTATATCAAATGTAATAGTATCTAATAAGACTAAATCAGCACATAATGTAAAGGGTATCAACAGATATGCTAATAACTTTTTCATTTATTTTTTCCCTACTAATTTTCCTAATAATCCAAAGACTTGACCAAATATGCCTAAACATTTTCCTAGCCAAGAATCTTTTGGTATGAGTAATGTACAAATAGATAGTAAACCGATGATACCGATTGCTATCTCGATTAGATTACCTTTGCAATGTTCTATTAAATATTGTATCATAATTTTTCTTTCTAAATTGGTGTTGCATCTGATTCACTATTGCTTAAGCTACCTGGAGCACCTGGTCCAAATACACTAGTCCAATCAATATCAGGTCCGCCTGCGGGTGAAACTACTCGAGTGTCATCTCCAATAGGTGTGAGTATTTTTTCTATTTGATTATCAATATCTACTACGACTTCGATATCATCTATTGCTATATCTGCAGCTCCTGCAACTTCTCCGATGTCAATTTCCATATCTGGCATTTCAGCCACTTCGACTTCTGGTTCATTTATTTCAACTTCTGTATCTGCAAAAGCAGTATCACCAACCATTGAATGTGGTTTGATATCATCTAAACCATCAATAGTTTCTACTTCGACTTCTGGTTCTTCAGAAGGTGGTTCGGCGGCCTCTATATCTGAATCAGCCAACTCAATTGTTGGTTCTTCGTTAGATACTTCACTATCTTCGACCACCTCCTCTTCGTTTTCGTTACCACCAAATAACGCAGCAAAGAGGCCGCCACCACTCGATTTCTTTTCTATACCATTCGATTCTGCAACATCGGTTCCCTCAGCAGGTTCTGCTGATTGTTCTCCGCCTGCAACTTCGCCATCAGTCGCTTCCGCTTCTGACTCCGTATCAGCCGTTTCCTCTGTTTGCTCATCTGGTATTGTGTCGCCATCTTGTTGTGGTTCCTCTCTATTTTCGTCCTCTGGCTCTTCGGATTCTTCATCGTCTCCACCGCCGAATAGGGAGCTAAACAATCCACCAGATTTCTTTTTGGGTTTTTCTTCTTGAGCGGGTTCCTCTTCGGCTTCAGGCTCCTGCTCACTAGATTCTTCTTCAGCTTCGGGTTCGTCGGATTCTTCTTCTACTTCTTCTTCGACCTCTTCCTCAGCTTCTTCTTCGGTTGGCTCTTCGGACTCTTCTTCTTGTTCTTCTTCCTCAGCTTCTTCTTCGTCCTCGTCATCGCCTAAAAGTTTAGCAAAGAACCCTTTCTTCTTTTTCTTTTCTTTAGGTTCTTCTTGCTCTTCTTCGTCTTTTACTTCTTCTTCATTATCTTCAGCGGTATCATCATCAACATTACTATCTTCTTTATCATTTGACTCCTGCGAAACTTCTTCTCCGCTATCGTCTGATTCTTCAGATACTGTTGTAGATTCATCTGAACCTCCTTTGTCTGTATCACTTGGTACGGGAGCGTCGCCGGTCGGATCGTTAGGAGTTGGCGGCTCTAGGTCTATATCAATTTCACCGATACCAATGATAGTTGTAAATCCTGCTAAAGGGTCGTCCCAGTCGATGTTAGGGTGCTCAAATTTAACTTCTTCCCATTTTTCTTCTGCTACTTCGGAAACGTATCTTGTTTCTTCTACGACTGTATCTATTTGGAAATAAGCAGCAGAACCCAAGGCGATAAGACCTGCTGGTCCTAATGCTTGGGCAGTTGTTGCGATTTGTTCGAAAAATCCTGGTGCTTCTTTTAGTTTCTCTGATACACCAGAACCGCCTCCGCCATCTTCTTCCTCAAACTCAAACTCAGGTTCAAGTTCTTTTGCTAACGTGGCAGAAGCTTGTTTTAACAATTCAAACTCTTCATTTTTCCTATCAGGTTTGGAGAGTTTGCGAATAATGTTTTGTGCTTCTTCAACAGATAACTCTGTTTCATCAGCCTTTGATTTTCCCTTATCCTTGGCCATATTTTCCCTTTGATACTATTTAGGAAAATATGGGTCTTCAACTATGAAATATATTGACTATCGCCGTACCATTTGGGGAATTTTCTACCAGTCCACACCATTTTAAACTCTTTTCGGTGGTAATATGTCCGATAAGCTTTAACTGGGTCTGGTCCTTTACAGTCTTCAAACATTGCCAATTTAAATGGTGTCATTGGACCTTGTGGTATATTCTTAGGCTCTTGAAGCAAGGCTCCTCTTAACAGATAATCCGTCTTGTGTACCTTTTTGTAACGATAGATATATTCGTCACAAAGAGCATTGAATAATTTCCAATGCCAATGGTAGTTTTCATTAGACTCCATAGTCCAAATAGTACAAGGATGTTTCATGTGCACCGCTTTGTACAATTTGTGTTCTCTTTCATCTGATAGTTCCCAGTATGGAACCATACGTTTACCTGATTTAGATAGTCTTTTATCTTCTTTTCCGTCTAGAATGCGATGAGCAGTCGATAACATTTGTGCCGACTCCACAATCATCTTTACCACATGTTTGTCACAATGTTCTTCAGCTGCGACTTCTGGGTCTTTATCTAATACGAATATGTTCATTTATCTAATTCTTTTAGTTGTTTAATTAATGTTTCTTTTTTGAATCTCTTATCGAGCTCGATGCCATTTTGACGACCTAATTCTTCTAGTTCATCTTTTGACATTTTTTCATACTCATAATCATAATCTTTCTTAAAGATTTTGTCAATATTATTATAGAGCTCTGCTGTTTTGTTTTCAAACCAATCTAATAAATCTCCTAACATTACTTATCACCACCTTTCACGAATTTTGGATATGCCTCTGCCATCACGTCACGAGTGAGCGATGGAAATATCTCAGTTATGTTTTTGTCTTTCATTGCAATAAAAATAGGTGCGTCGTCTTCATGTACATGTTCCAACAAATCAATGAATACCCTTTCTCTTTTCCATTGATGGTCTTTAAAGTTCATTATTGCTTTAATAACTTTATTGAATCTCTCATGTGATAATAACTTACCATTTTCATTTGGCTTATAGGGTGGAGCACCTTCTGGCATCTTCAGGTTGATATGTTTACCATACGCTGCCATAAAGATACTACGAATAGTAAAATCTTCAACCTCTCTCAGTTGGTCGATTTTACGCTTATGTTGTTTAAGCTTATCAATCTTTGATAGCTTTTCATATAGTGTTGTATCTTCCATAGTTTTTTGTTCCTTTATTTAGAAAGTCTGTGAAAGTCACCGACAGATTCAACTAATAGATTTAGTCTATTAACAATCAAATAGTTTAGTGCTTTCATATTTGGTGTTGGTTTAATTGAGTTATAACTATCAAGAATCTTTTGAGTAACCTCTTCTGGTATTTCTTCTAAGTCGATAACTTTCTTGTTTCTTTGATAATTACGATAAGCTTGAGATGGCATTACATTTTCTAGATTATCATAATCATCTATCCAAGCTTGAATTTTTTTCTTGGACAACGGAGTTTGTTTCTTATCTTCATCAACAAACGTATCGTCTGCAGATAATACATTTGGTACACCATCACCAGAATCGCCTCTGAATATATGTTCCATAAGATATTCTGTTGGATTATCGTGAGTTACCATTTTCCTAGTAATAGGACTGTATTGTTTCACATTAGAATGTTTATGAAGTTGAATAAAATCTTTATCGGCAGATATAATCATAACTGGTTCGTGCTTACCAAAGTCTTGAGTTTCTTTTACAAGAGTGGCAATAATATCATCTGCTTCTACACCGAACTCGTGAATAACATCAAACGGAAGATTCTCTTTAATCTCATTTCTAACCTTAGTAAAGGTATTGAAAATAGAATCCCAGTCTTTGTCATCTTTCTCTCGATTAGTCTTTCGAGCTGCTTTGTACTCTGGGTAATAATCTTTACGCCAAGAGCCACCATCTCCACATACAATCATTCTACCATATTCCTCACGGTATTTTGCATTGTACATTCGAAGTGAATTTAAAATAAAATGACGAATCAAACCTTCTTCTTGACCGCCGCCTCGTGCGAATAACGCACCCATTGCTATGCCTGAATAATCTACTAGTATCATTATGTTTATTATATTATATTATTTTTTATAAAATGTCAATCACTTTTTTAACAAATGACCAAGATGTCTTCGGTGAATCTTTCCACCAACGAATGCATTGTAATATTCGTCTGGTTTTAATAACACATCTCTATCGATTTGTTCTTTCATTTCATAGTAAGACATCTCACCAAGGCTTTTACAAAGTCGAATGATTTTTCTTTCGAAACGCCACTCACCTGTATTTTCCACCAGTGATTTGACTTCTTCACTTGAACCGTAATACGATTTCCAATCGGACTCTTTGACGGATCGTCTTTTATTTTTCTTTCCTTTAAGCGGTGGACGAGTAACTTTAGACCAGAACTTCTTCTTACCGATATACTTCATACCATTTTCGGTATCAGTAATCTCATATACAAAACCAATATAGTCTTCAATCATTTCAGATTCAAAGACTTTACCATTATATTTCCATTCACTCATTAAATTTATTTATCAAAGAAAGACTTGAAATGATTTGTAAAATCATTAATTATACCATCGTAAGGCCTATCTTGCAGAAATATCTTTTCAATCTCTGCATGCTCGTAATCCGTAGTCGGCCAAATATAGTATAAGTCTTTAGAAAAGTATATTAGTGTCTTAGGCTTTTGACCAGGTCCTGTCGACATTCTTCTAATACTTACACTCATTCAATCCAAGAACCATCTGCGATTCTTTTCTCTTTTAACTCCTCAAAAGACTTTTCTTTCTTACCGCCATCATACGCCCAGCCATATCCTCGGTTAATCATATCTTCTTGAATAGAAAGTTCTTCACCTTCTTTATATAACCAACCTAACATACGACCATACTTACCATCTTTTTCGGTTTTGATAATGATATCACCCTGTAATCGACTTTGAAGATAAGCTGCTGCTTCTTTGCCAAGTTTCTTTTCGTATAAATCTCTTGTTCTAGATTCAGGTGTATCGATTCCTGCCACTCGAACTCTTTCTTTTTTGGTGAGTCCAAATCCTAAATCGATTGTAATGTCAACAGTATCACCATCAACTACTCTATTGATTTCTTTTATTTTATAGGTGTACATTTATAGCTCTACTCTATTGCCACAGAAAGGACAAAATTCTGGCCAGATGTCATCAAAGTCATCTTCGCCTACCTCTGACATTTTCATGTCATTACATCTAATTGTGTACTTCATTCCACAATGATCGCACTCTATATAAATTTCGTCTTCCATTAGCCTTCGCAACTTGAACAAGTTAATAAATTTCTAGATAGCTCTTGAGCAGGATTTGTACCTCTATGATAATAAAGAGATTTGATTCCTAGCTCCCATGCTTCTATTAGTAGTTTATTTATATCGCGGGGCGGTGTCGACGGGTGTATCATCAAGTTCAATGATTGAGATTGGTCAATCCATTTCTGTCTTGAAGCCGCTTGAATAATAATATCTTTTTGTGATATCTCACCAAATGTTTTGAATACAGACTTTTCTTCATCTGATAAGAAGTCAAGATGTTGAACTGAACCACCACTCGTTAGAATAGATTTCCAAGTGGTTTGATTATCTTTACCATGCTCAGCTAATACTTCTTTTAGATAAGGATTCTTATATGTGAACTTTCCTTTTGCTAAGTCTTTCACAAAGTAGTTACTATTCAATGGTTCGATACTTGGTGATACTTGACCTAATATAAAACTAGATGAAGTAGTCGGAGCAATAGCCATAGTAGTTACATTTCTCATTCCATAACCAACTAACATTGATGGTTCACCATACTTACTAGCCATCTCCTTTGAAGCTGCTTGAGATTTTTCAAATATCAATTTATGCATTTGGATATTTGTCATATTTGCTTCTAGTGATTCAAATGGTATTCTCTTACTTTGTAGATAAGAATGCCAACCTAGTACTCCGATTCCTAATGCTCTTTGACATCTAGCAAAGTTAGCTGGACGTTTCATAAATGGAATCTCTGATGCCTTTTCAATAAACTCTGTCATTACAGCATCTAGGAAATACGTCAATGTTTCAACTGCATCGGTATCTTTCCATTCGTCATAATGTAATAGATTCATTGATGAGAGATCACAAACGAAAGATTGACCTTTCTCAGTGGATAATGCAATCTCCGAACATAAGTTTGATGCCCATATAGTTTTATGTTTATCTTTATATACTTGAGGTTTATTATTATTTACATTATCACTAAACATAATATATGGATAGCCAGACTCAAATCGTTTCTTAATTATCTTACCCCATATCTTACGTTTGTCTTTATCACCATCAATCATTGAGCGCATCCATTTATCAGATACTGTTACGCCAAATGACATATTCTGAATAGGGTGACCTTCATTGCGAATAGATAAAAATTCTTCTACGTCTGGGTGCTCAACATTAAGATAACCAGCGAAAGAACCTCTACG